GAGAGGCTCATCGAGCGAATCAGCTACGGTCAAAGAAAGCTCGCTGAGGTCAAGCAGTGGGGGAAGACCTCCCTGGAGCTCACCGCAGATGACGAGTCGCTGACCGGGACGTCTCGCCCAGAGACAGAACGAGCGATCAGGGCTGTCATCGGCTCGTTCGAAGACTTCGCGTTGACCACGATGGTCTCTCAGAATCCCATCTTTGGGCTTCCGGGCGGAGGAGACATCATCAACTGCAAAGAGACCGACCGTCGGAAGATCCTCTTCAGGTTTCTTGACCTCGATGTTTACGAGAGGATCCATGCAGTGTGCAAAGATGAGCTGAAATCGATCCTCGGAGGGCTCAAGGGGGCCAGCAGGGATGCCCTAGAGCAAGAAATCTCCGATATTGATGAAGATCTTGCTGAGTGCGACAGCAATCTCACGCAAAGCCGTGAAACTCTACGGTCCATCGAGGAGAATATCGCAAGATTGAAGGCCGAATTGGCCCAGGCGGGCGGCGAAAACATCGAGAGCCTCCTCACAGAGAAAGCCAAACTCGAGCGTGACGCCGCATCTCTGAATCAGAGTGTCGAGAAGGACGAAGGACGCGTCAAAGAGGCCGCGAAAAAGCTCGAAAACCTCAAAAAACAACACTCGGAGCACCTCCAGAAGCGTCCGACCACACCTCCTGTGGAGCTGGAGGAACTCCAGAGGAAGCTGGGTGATCTTCGTCGCAAGGAACGTGATGTCGTCACTCAAGCTACTGCGAAAGAGGGTGACCTAAAGCGAGGAAAACTAGCCCTACAAACCATCAAAGAGATCCCTTGCGAAGGGAAGTTCCCCGATTGCAAGTTTGTTGCAGACACGCTGAAATTCAACGCAGATTGCGATGAGATCACGTTCGTGTTGAAAGACCTTCTGGGGCAAAAAGGCGGCCTGGAGAGACAGATCATCGAGCTTCAAGAGTTTGAAGTGGCTCACAAAGACGTCGCAAGGTGGGAGAAGACATCGTCTGACATGATGCTTGCGATTGAGAAGCAGTCTGGGTTGCTGTCCTCCGCGGAACACAGGCTTTCGTCCACAGCAAAATCTTTAGAGCTGATCAGAGAAAAAATCGGGGGCATCGACGACGCGCTGGACAAATCTTCGACGGACCACATCAACACCATCAGAAAGATGATAGATTCTGAAGAGAGCGCCGCGGTCGAACACCGAAAAAGGATCGAAGATTCGCTGAAATCTATCGGGAGCTTGGAAGCCAAACGAGCAAGATTGAAAGAAGAGCTCGATTTCCTCGATGATCGACAGAAGGTCGCCCGCACCTACGAGATCCTCTCTGAGATGACCGGTAAAACGGGGCTTCCTTACAGGATCCTGACGAAAGTGCTTCCCGTGATCAACCATGAGATCGCACAAATCTTGACGGGAGTCTCGAAGTTCTCGGTCTTCTTTGAGGACGATCCTGACTCGCAGAGCGTGAGCCTCTACATCCGTTACGGTGATTACAAGAGTCGCCCTCTCGGATTGGGATCGGGTGCCGAGAAGTTCATCGCGTCATTGGCAGTGCGTTGTGCTCTGCTCAGTGTCTCGTCTTTACCGAAGACTGACGTCCTAATCATCGACGAGGGATTCGGAAAGCTTGATCCAGAACATCTCGAGGCTCTGCAGAGGATGTTTGAATACCTAAAAGATGCGTTCGGGACCGTCTTCGTGGTCTCACACGTTGATGTCATGAGAGACATCGTTGACCACAGCATCGAGATCGAGAGTCAGAACGGTTACGCCCACGTGGAGGTCCTATGATGTTTAAAGATTCGACCGGTAGGAAAAGCCTGACGGTCACGCTGTCGATTATCAGCTTCGCTGTTGTGATGCTGAAGACGCTTTTTAGCGGCGCCTCGATCTCTATCGAGGGGCTGTTCTCGTATTCGTTCGGAACGATCGGAGCTGATGAGATCGCTGCCTTGCTGACTCCGGTTCTCGGCACATACGCGTTCCGTCGGTATACTGACAGGAAGTTCGACACCCAAGTCGATCCGAGCCTGATGGAAGGCGGGGAAAAGTGAACTGGAAGTGGATTATTGCAGCCATAGTCGGAGCTGCCTTCATTGCCGGCGTGCTTGGGTTCATGCTCGGAAGGAGGGGGGCTGACGATGAGGTCTCTGATCTGACAACGAGGCTCGCGCAGGCTGAGCAGACGGTTGAGATCGCGAAGAACCTCTATGCTGAGAAGGTCGCGGAGATCGAGAATCTGTCGAGCCTGCTACGAGATGTTTCCGACGCAAGCTCGACTGCCATAGAAGAGCTGGTCAAGAAGATCGAGGCGGCCGATCAGCGCGTTCTCACCCTCCAAAAGAACGTGGTCTATTGGAAGACGGCTTACGAGGGAGCCGTCGAGGCATCTCAGGGAGAGCAGCCGTCAGATGACCCTGTCGATCCTTCCCGGAAACGCGTCGATTTCCGAAAGGACTTCGGGTATATCGGAGTGACCGGACACACCTTGACGGATCCTCCTGAGGGGTATGTGAAGGTCGAGCAGCTCAGACCTCTGAGGCTCACTGTGGCGGTGACCAAGAACAAGGACGGGACCTGGTCATCCTACGTTGCCTCGTCCGAGGACAATGTCGCGGTAGACCTCGGCCTATCAGCGCTCGATCTCTCTGTCACGAAACCCAAATGGTACCAAAGGCTTTGGGTTGAGAGCGGAGCTGTGTTTCTTGGGGAGCCGTCGGCATCGATCGGTCTCTCCTACAGAGGGGATAGGTTCTCTGTAGGACCTCAATGTGCCTTGAGCGCCCAAGGCGGTGGGTGCGGAATCTCTGTGGGAGCAAGGATCTTCAAGTGAGGAGCCGTCGAGTCATCTCTCCTGTCTCCTTGAGAGATCATTACGTCGAGCTTGGAAACTACACCGCAAAGTTCCTGATAGACTCGGCTGTCTCTGCGGATGTCAAGCACGTTGATGTCGTGATGAGGAACTCGGACGGAAAACCGATGGATATCGAGTTCCGTCGTTGGGGAACCAAGCTCACTCTCTCTTTCGCGATCAATGATTCTGTCCCAGACGGGATCGTCATAATCGACATCTTGATGCGCGGTAGCAAAGAAATCAAGGAACGATTCGATTTCTGGGTCATAAAGTAGAACACAAAAGTGCCATAACGTATGCGTAGAGCGTCTCGAAGGAAGTTTCACTTCGTGTATAAAACGACCTGCTTAATCACAGGTCGTTGGTACATTGGCATTCACAGCACAGATCATATTGACGATGGGTACATGGGGTCTGGGCAACGGCTGAATAATTCGCTCAAGAAGCATGGTGTAGAAAATCACGTTCGGGAAATCATCGAATTTTTGCCGTCAAGAGAAGAACTTTGTGATAGAGAAGCGAAGCTTGTCACTGAGGAAACTCTGAAGGATCCGTTCTGCATGAATTTGATGCCTGGAGGGACTGCCAGGAAGTTTCCTGCCGGAGAGGATACACGCATGAGAATGCGTCTCGCGAAGCTTGGCAAAAAGCAATCTCCAGAGTTGATCGAAAAACGGCGACAAGCTTGTATTGGGCGCATCCAGACCGAAGAGACCCGCGAGAAGCTTCGAAAAATTGCTCGTGATCAGTGGGAACGTCGATATGCGGGAGATGAGACGGCTATCGGCAAAAGAGTAGGGCAGCTATCTCACAAAAACAGGAAGATCGATGGATGAAACAGACAACGAGAAGTATAGGGTCCCTGCGTGGTGTCCCGTCTGCGATGAGGTGATGAAGGGCAGCATCTCCACCCAGACCTATTTCAAATGGGGATGTTGCATGCACTGCCACATCGAATTCGTCGAAGACCGGGAGGAAAGGTGGAAGAACGGATGGCGCCCCTCTCCTGATGAAGTGGCAAAAAAACGCGGTCGGCGTATCTGGGGCCCAGACGAGTCGACGAAAAGCTGAACGCGTAGCTCGAAGGCCCTACTTATCCCCACTTAGTGGGAGAGGGCCATGGCAAAGCCAAAAGATTCTGAAGGATTTGAGGTCGCGGGGAACCGGTATCGTCAGCATGAGGACCCGGTTGCGACCCTTGCGCAAGCGTTCGCAGACTATCGGACACCCGATCCGTCTCGAAATTTTACGTACCGCGTCAACGGCAACAAGTTGACAATTTTCTGCCATTGCCATGAACGGGGGCTTGGGGATGTCGGCCGCCGTGCTGCGCAGGTAGACGCCATGTCGAAGCTGATGGACAGCTTCGTAAAGGGTCTGAAGAAGCGATTCAGGGAGCTCGGCGGAGGGACCCTTGACATGGAGGAGATCAAGAAGCTCAGGGGGTATGACCTCCAGAAGGCTTCTTTGAACGACCGATGGGACATCGTCTATCGACGAACGTACGAGGTCGATGACTTGGTCAGACACCCTGAGGGCTGAACGTGAAGAAATCCGCTGTCCAGGCGGAGGTCATCCGTTGCGGTCGTGATCCGATCTACTTCATCAGCAAGTACGTCAAGATTCGCCACCCAATTCGTGGACTGATCCCGTTCAAGCTGTTCGAGTACCAGAATCGTACTCTCGAGGCGTTCCTCAAGAAGCGCTTCAACGTCATCTTGAAAGCCCGTCAGATGGGCTTCACGGAGGTCACGTCTGCCTTCATTGTATGGTTGATGCTGTTCCACCGAGACATCTCGGTGATGTGTCTTGCGACTAAGGCTGAGACAGCAAAAAACCTCATCAAGAGGGTTCGAGTCGCGCTCAAGAACTTGCCGAAATGGCTGTTGATCGCGGACATCACCACAGACAACAAAACGTCGATCGAGCTCGCGAATGGATCGTGGGTTAAGTCATCCGCCAAGTCGGCAGATGCTGGTCGATCCGAGGCGCTCTCTCTACTGGTGATCGATGAGGCCGCCCACATCGAGGGGTTCGACGAGATCTGGACCGGTCTTCGGCCGACGGTGTCGGCCGGTGGTCGCATCATCATGCTCTCCACTCCCAACGGTGTGGGAAACATCTACCACCGGACGTACGATCAGGCTGAGAAGAAAGAGAACGAATTCAACCCGATCAAGGTCTTCTGGTGGGAGCACCCGGAGCACATCTCCGATCTCAGGATCGACGAGAAGACTGGCCGATACACTAGCTCTTGGTTCATCAAGGAAACCAAGGGCATGTCTGCCCGCGAGATCGCGCAGGAGTACGAATGTGAGTTCCTTGCGTCAGGAGACACGTTCTTCACCGCCGACCTCATCTCGAAGGTGGCGACGACCCAGTTCGACATCGATCCAGAAGATGGGCTGAGGATCTTCCAGCCGCCTTCACCGGGACGCCGGTACATCCTTTCTGTTGACTCTGCGACCGGAATCGCCCACGACAAGTGCGGCGCCCACGTGTTCGAAGTGGAGTCCATGGAGCAAGCCGCCGAACTACGGCAAAGGCTCAGGCCGCTTGAGTTCGCGCAGGCAATCTGCGCCCTCGGCCATGACTATAACGATGCTCTGATGGTGGTCGAGAACAACGCCGTCGGATTAGCTGTTCTAGAGCACGTGAAGTTGGCGGCGTACCCTAACCTCTTCTACATGCGTAAGGGAGCGAAGGCCGGCGATCGTCTCGGTGAGATCGGCAATGCTGCCGAAGGGTCGATGAGCGGAGATTATGTTCACGGGATCTCGACCCAGGGCAGCAACCGTATGTTCATGCTCACCAAGCTCGAAGAGCTCATCCGTCAGGACGCGATCGTATTCAGGTCCCCTCGGTTCCGCCAGGAGATGGAGACTTTCATCTGGAATAACGGAAAGCCCGAGGCTCGTAGCGGACAGTTCGACGATTTGATCATGGCAGCTGCTCTCGGTGTGTGGGTCCGAGACAACTATTACGGTGGAGTCTATAACACTGGCGACCTCGCTAAGGCCATGATCTCGGCGATGAAAGTCTCGAAGACAAGCAACGTCCAGATCCCAGGTGCCTCGAAAAACCCGGATCACGTCCCGGTTAGGGCGATGGGGACATTCTCTACCCCACAGAATCCATACTTGATGAGATTGCCGAACGGTCAATACATCGACATGGGGTCGATCGTGGGCATGTACGTTCCGAGAAAGGGCTGAGAAATGGCCGACGAAACAGTTTGGAAGCGACTGACGCGGCTCTTCCGAAGCGGACCTGTCGTGAGGCAGAAGATCGCCGCGGGAGAGAAGCTTTTTGAACCGCAAGGAACGGCGAAGGCATTCAAGAAAGAGCTCTCTAGCCTCTATGTCAGGGCCTTGGCGAGCTATGCCAACTACGAGCGCCTCAGCCGATACAGCGACTACAACGAGATGGAACATACTCCTGAGCTCCACTCGGCTCTGGATATCTACGCCGACGAGGCGACCGTCAAGAACGATGACGGTGATGTCATCACCATCACATCACCAAACGCAGAGATCAAAGAAGTTCTCGAGACATTCTTCTTCGACGTCATCAACATCAACTTCAATTCGTGGTCGTGGATGCGTCACTTCTGTAAGTTCGGTGACTTCATCCTGTTCGTCGATGCGAACGAAGAAAACGGCATCTTGAACCTTGTCCCGATCCCGATCAACGAGATCGAGCGAGAGGAAGGGTTCGACCCGGAAGACCCGATGGCCGTCCGTTTCAGGTGGCTCACTCGCGGGAACACGATTCTCGAGAACTGGCAGGTCATCCACTTTCGTCTCCTAGGGAACGACGCATATCTTCCGTACGGATCTTCTGTTCTCGAGCCGGCCCGTCGCATCTGGAGACAGCTAATCCTCATCGAGGACGCGATGCTGGTCTATCGAATCGTTAGGTCTCCTGAGCGCCGTGTGTTCCACATCGAGCTTGGGAACACTCCTGCTGACCAGGTCGACAGCTTCATCGAACAGGTGAAGACCCAGATGAAGCGGAACACGATTGTCGATCCGCAAACCGGGAGGGTGGATCTTCGGTACAACCCTCTCTCCGTCGAGGAGGACTACTTCCTCCCGAAGCGTGGAGAGATGAGGTCGCAGATCGATACTCTCGCCGGCGGGCAATTCACCGGAGACATCGAGGACGTCCAGTACATCCAGGGGAAGATGTTTGCAGCCATCAAGATCCCTCGCGCGTACCTCGGATACGAGGACCAGCTAGGGTCGAAGGCGACGCTTGCCCAGGAGGATGTCCGCTTCGCCAAGACGATCTCTCGCATCCAAGAACTGTTCGTCGCTGAGCTGAACAAGATCGCGATCATCCATCTCTATCTCCTCGGCTACCGCGGGTCCGATCTTGTCAATTTTGAGATCAGCATGGCCTCTCCCTCAACGATCGCTGAGCAGCAGCAGCTCGAGCTGTGGAGGATGAAGCTTGAGGTTGCCGGCATGGCTCAAGAGGGCGTGTTTGACCGCGGATTCATCTATCGCAAGATCTTCAAGCTCAACAACAAGCAGATCGCAGCGATCGACGAAGGGAAGCGCATCGATAAGCTTAAGGACCAGCTTCTCGATGCGATTCAAAACCCCGACGCGATGGCTCCTCCAGGCGGTGAGGATTTACCGGAGCCAGGAGCCGAAGAGCTCCCGGATACGCTCGGCGGAGAGCCGGGCGGGGGCGAGAGCCCTGGCGGAGAGATCCCGCCCCCACCTCCACCGGACCTGGCGGCCGCACTCCTCGGCGGACCGATCATCGCCGAGAAGAAGAACATGGGAAGCACTGGAAACCGCGCCGAAATCGCGGTGGACAAAGGGAAAAACCTGTTCTCAACAGGAGAGAACCAGAGGGAGCTCGCTTTCGGCACGAAGAAGCAGACCGCGTCCGATCCTTACGACAGCAGAGCTCGACGGAGGATGATCACTCGGCCTTTCTCTGAGGATGCTCTTCCCGGAGAGGACCAGATCGATGAGGTAGACGAGATGTTGGAAGGCATTGGAAAATGGCTCAGGAGCCGCGGAAACTCCTAAGTTAGTCCGTTCAGGAGGAATTGACGTGGGAAGACTTCGTCACAACAAGAAAAGGACGATAGGGATCGTCTACGAGATTCTGGTCAGGGAGGTCGCGTCCGCGGCGTCAAGCAACGATCCGAAGCGGGCGGCGGCGGCGTTAGACATAATCTCCCGGCATCTATCCGAAGGGACGGAGCTTTTCGAGGAGCTATCCCTCCACCGCAGCGTCATGGAATCTCGAGGGGTCTCGGGCAAGCTTGCCCGCAGGATCGTCGATGAGCTGAAGGCTGCCGGCATCAAGCTCGGTGCTAGAAAGATGCTTCGAGAGGAGGCCAAGTCGAGGCTCATCCACGAGATGAACCGGACACTTGGCCGAGACGTCTTTGATCGGTATCGAATCCCAGACTACACTGCACACGCTTCGGTCGGCATCATCCTGTCCCGTGGCCTCGAAGCACGTCTAGATGAGGCTGTGGACATCGCGCGTGTCGAGGAACATCTGGTAGAGTTCCTCAAGCTGTCTCCGACAGAGACGAAGCAGTACGATCCGGATGCCACCTTGTACGCTTATAAAACCGCTGTCGGATTGTTCGAACACGAGTACGGCGCTCAGTTGACGAAAGAGCAGGCGGACTTGCTTCGAGAGTATGTCCGTGTTTCATTGGGCGGAAACCCCGCTCCGTTTGAGCGGACGTTCATCCGCCAACGTGACCAGCTGAAGGAATCCCTCAAGGCTCGCCGCCTTGACGAGGTGTTCACCAGCGATGCTGAGATGGCTTCAAAGCTCGACGAGGCGATCAAGGATCTGGACAAGATGGAAGCCCAGGCAGATGACGAGGCGGTCGAGCGTCTTATGCTTTACCACAACTTGCGCAAGGAGATCGAATCGTGAAGAAGAACACGCCCGGTAGGCGTCGCAGGATGAGCGAGGCTTCGTTTGGCCTAGGGAAGTCAGGGAAGCCGCGTTTTCCGCAAGAAGATCCCCCGAGCAAGGAGCCGATGAGGCCTTCGCGCGACGCGACGTACCACATGCCCGGACACACCTCGAACCCGAAGAAGAGCCGGCGAGATCACAGCGTAGGAAAGCCGTTCGAAGAGGATTTCGACTGGGATCTCTCGGACATCGACGACAGCCCAGTAGCTCGTGGGCGCGGTGGAGTCCAGAAGATCGCTCCGCAGGCGAGCAAGGCTCCGCCGAAATACACCCCGGGAGTGAGTGACCCTAACTCTCCAGTGCGCCCTGGTCGCAGGAGGTTCCAGCGTCCTGTCGGTGGACGGCGCCTCGGGGAGGAGACTCCGTTTGGTGGGCCAGAGCGTCGTGCGAACCCGATGGGGACGCCCCGTCCGGGGGGAGCTCCTGAGAGGAGGCGTGCGCGAAGGGATACGACGCAGTTCCAACTTCGGCCCGACACTCCGCTCCAAAGGCCTGTGATGGGCTTTCAAAGCGCAGAGACTGAGCCAGGAGAGTCGTCTTGGGATGTCTACGTCGACGGCGCGGGGGTCTACAAGGTCCCGGCCTCCGATGAGAAGACCGCCCTCGATCGCGCCGAGCAGTGGCTCAACTCGGGAGGCGACCCAGACCATTCCGGCAGGAAGTTCCCTAGGACGGCCTTTCAGGCTGTGCGTTCCGAGTCGTCTGGCGTCGCAGGCTCTCTCGGCGGACAGGCCCACACCGGCCGAGAGAAGCTCGAGGCGGTTATCTACAAGATCGTCAAGGAGATCGTCCGGAAGAAGCCCGGTGGCGGCGGGTACATGCTCTACGCCCCAAACAAGGGCAAGAAGAAGAACCCGAAGCCGGTGGGTGAGTTCCCCACGAGGTTGGCAGCCAAGAAAGCAGAGCTCGCTCGTTTTCCGCCGAAGGATGCCGAACAGCTGAAGAGGGCCCGTGCCCGCCTCGATAAGCTCGCCAAGGACCCCAAGAAGCGCATCGAAAAGGAGAAGGAAGAGCTCAAGTCCAAGACTCCAAAGAAGTCTGGAAGGGCTGCTGGAGCGCGGAAGAAGGCCGCCGAGTCGATGATGAGAGGATTGGTCAACACGATCAACGAGAGGCTTTTCCGCGAGGACGAGCTTGTCGGATCTCCGTGGGACGAGAGGCTCAGCTCGCTTCAACCCGATGCCGTGACCGCCGATAAGCGGTTTGCTGCGCTCTGCAAGGCGATCGAGAAGGGCTCCCGTGCAGCTCTCGACGATGCCCACAGGGGACTTGGAAAGTTTCTCCGAGGTGTCGGCAAGGTCATCCCTGGGGACTACGCCACTGATCCGGAGCGGAACAAGATGTTCGTCCCGGTCTCCCTGCAGATCGACGACGATGAGGTCGGCCCGATCCACCTCTACGTCGACGGCGGCCACGTCAGGATCGAGATCTCTCCCGAGGCTCGGGAGATGATCTCTGGGATGGACCCGGACATCGCTCGTGAGGTACGCGGCGGACTGATGTCGTTCCAGGAAGACTACCTCCCCAGGATCGAGACTGCTCGGAAGGCGTGGGAGGCACGCGACAAATATCTCGAGAAGCTTCAAGCGAAGCTTGACGGCACTCTCGGAGGGATGTCTCCGATCGAGATCCATCTTGCGAAGGAGATCCTCTCCAAGGGAGATGAGTGACGTGATGCTCCGGGCGGAGAGCTCCGGGGACTGACAGATGGGGATAAGTGATGGGTAAGAAACTGCTTCGTGAATGGATGCCGCTCAAGAAAGAGAGCGGGTTTTTGGTCGAGGATCGTCGTCCCGAGGGCGGTCGGCTCACTCTCAAGGGGCCGATGCAGCGGTGTGAGGCACCCAATCAGAACAAACGCATCTACCCCCGCCGGATCCTCCAGCGTGAGTTCGAGAACTACATGAAGTCGGTCCGGGAGAATCGGGCCACCGGAGAGCTCGATCACCCTGAGACGTCCACGGTGAGCCTGGAGAAGGTGTCCCACATCGTCCGTGAGATGTGGTGGGACGGTGACACGTGGATGGGGACGATCGAGATCCTCCCGACTCCTATGGGCAAGATCGCTGAGACGCTCGTCGATTCAGGGGTCACGCTCGGTATCTCTAGTCGAGGGGTCGGTTCGACCAGGAGCAGTAACGAAGGACTGGATATCGTCGAGGACGACTTCACGCTCGTCTGCTACGACCTCGTCCAGGAACCGTCCACCCACGGTGCATTCATGACCCTCGGAGAGTCGTTGGAAGCTCGCACTCCGACATTGAGCCGTGCTGACCGGATCAACCGAGCTCTGAACATGTTGAAGGGGAGGTGATGGGTCAGCTCTCTCGTCTATACACCCTTCGGGAGGATAGCCGGGGGAACATGCGCCGACTGCTGGGGCTGTCGCAGAAATCAGCCAACGACATGCACCAGGTTTTCGGTGATCTCGCATTCACCGTCGCAAAGCTCCTCATAATGCTAATCGATGAAGCCAAAGAAGGTTTCAAGGACCCAGGGGGCCTGGGCTCGAATCCTAAAGAGAGCGGCTACACCCTTCGGCACATGCTGGCAGATGTCGCGGGGATCCGTGAGGCTCAGCTCGACGACATCCTCAAAGACAAGAACTTTCAGAAGGCGGTCAATTCCGCCAAGACTCGTGAAGAAGTTCTGCAGGCGTTCGAAGCCACGAAGAGCGCGGTCAGGAAGAGAAAATTCAATCCAAAAGATGTCTTCATGCAGCTCGATGGCGGCTGGTTCTGGCTGAACCTTCGGAATGAATGCTCCGATGACGAGGCTGTTGAGATGGGGCACTGCGGATCGGATTCGCGAGGGACGCTCTATTCTCTCCGCGACCCTAACAACCGTCCCCACGTCACGCTGACGTACAACGAGAAAAACAACACCGTCTTTCAGATCAAGGGAAAGGGGAACGATGTCCCCAACCGGAAGTATTGGGGCGCGATCATCAAGTTCTTTGAGAAGACGGATGCTTCGCTTAGCGATCGATTCATCGCTGGATCTGAGCTTGGGAAGCATCTGGAGGCGTACCTGTACAAGTACAGCGGGGTCAGGGAGGCGGTCGTCCTCTCAACACCGAAAGGAGAGTGGATCTCGATGACGAAGCTGCTGGGCCCAGAATTCAGAGGGATGTACATCTTCGCGACACGGCCTGCGATGATGGACCTCATGGACGTCGAAAATGACGCGTACGAGCTGGAACGCATCGCTAAAAAGATGCCGATCACTATGGTGATACCGAGCGCTGACGGCGAACACGTGCTTTTCTCGACCAAGAAGTCATATGTTTCAGATGACGCTTTGAAGGCGTTGGCCGACCATCTGGGTGCCCAGACGGCCGATTCCTCCTCGGCGACTGAAAGGATTAGCGGGTGAGCAAAGAAGCACTGAAAAAGGCCATCGACAAGATGGTGGAGGAGTCGATCAGAAGGATCCTTCCGAACGTTTTGAACGAGGTCCTTCTACGGACAATCGCCGGCGCCGGAATCGTAGCAGAGGCACCGAAGCCTCAGCGAGCTAAAGAACGGCCTATGGGACTCGGAAAACGCTCCAATGCTCCTGCTAAGCGTAGCCTAAGAGAGCAGCTGTTGGATGAGACCGCTGGGACCGAGTTCTATCAGCAGGACCCGGATTTTGTCGCCCCCAAATTCTCTCAACCTCTTCGCGAAGAGCCCGCATCTCAGCCTGCAGTGGCCCAGCGGATCCAATCCTTGCCGCCGATGCTTCAAGAGATGGCGGCTGACATCGACATGAGCGAGTTTGATGGGGGAGAGATGTGGGAGGACGGCGAGCTTATCGATAGCTCGGGCCCTGGGCCTAAGCTCGAATCTGCGGCTGCCCATGTCGGTATCGACTTCGATCGGATCCGTCGGCTGACCGAAGCCACCTCTGCCCCGAAGGCGGTCCCAGATGACAGCAGGAGCAAGTTCGAGGAGGCTCGCATAAACAGAATGCGAGAAAAACTCGACTCGATGAAAATCGGAGAGTGATGCCTGGACCTTCGGGATACACTGCCGCTTTCACTCGCCCAGACTTTACGGGGGCGGGTGGAGCCGACGACGATGTCCGCCAGAAGACTCACCGTCGAGCGGGAAACTTTCCCTACGACGATGTCGTTGACTACGGAAAGTCTAACTCGCCCGACAGCGCGGGCATCGTGCGTCCTGATGCAGGGTACCACGGTCCGCTCGTCCCGAAGAGATTGAAGCCGAGAGATATCGTGCCGAAGTCCGTCTGGGAATCTCTCGCTGACGTTGTCGGCATACCGACAGAGACGATGGGGGACGGATTCGACCCGATCGACCTTGAGATCGATGCGGTGAAGGATGAGTTCAAGGCGGTCTTCACCCACTCTCTCCCTCATGCGGACGGGATGGATTCCAGGAGCCTATTCATCCTCCTGACCGATCTTGACCCGGATTATGTGGCCCAAAAGTTCGCACCGGGGGAAGATGACGAGATGCGAGCAATTTACCACAGCTGGGGCGAAGATATCTGCGACCCTGACGAGGAATGATGAAGGTAACACTTTTAGAGATGAGGAACATGGTGGCCGTCGCGGTCCGCCAAGCGCTCTCTGAGGCGAAGCGAAAGCCCAAGGAGATCCCTGCGATCACCCCTGAAGCTGAGGCAGAGCAGCGTGAGAAGAAGATCCGAGCCACCGGATATTCTTTTTCGAACCAGAACGACTATTCGAAGCCCCTCGGAAAGGCCAACCGCTTGAAGAAGCAGGGCGCTGCGAACTTCGGAAACTGGACGTCAGAGTCAATCGTCAGGAAGATCCGTGAGATGCAGCTCCGGAAGCTGGTCCGCATGATCGTCCAAGAGGAAGTGCGGGCTGCACGTGGCCGCTAAGGAATACCGACCGATCCAGGTGTCCTTGGAAGAGTGCGACGGTTCATTCGAAAAGATGCTTCGAAGGTTCGTGAGGCGCACCAAGGACGATGGAATCATCGGAGAGGTGAAGCGCCGGAGAGGCTACAGGAAGCCCTCTGAGCTCAGGCGATCGGCAAAACTCGCACAGCGGTAAGAAAATTTCGGGAACATCTTCTTAGGGGACAGATCATGAGCATCGTCAAGCGTGCCGTAAAGGATTCGAAGGACGTGGCCCGTCTTGCAGTTGATGCGGCCAAGAACGAGCTCATCGAGCAGCTGGCGCCGACGATCAAGTCGATCATCGACGGGCAGCTCAGGGCCGGAGTGCTCGGCGAAGATGTCGATAGGCTCCGGAGGGCCGCAGACGGCCACGGTGAGACCGAGTTCGAAGAGGGCAAGGATATGAGCAAAGACAACGAAGATAAGTTCGAGTCGGTCGCGGCATTGTTCCCGGCCGTAAACGAGGTCGCGGATGACACCGTCGATGAGGCGGCCGACGAGCTCGACGAGGAATTCGAGGAAGTCGCTGAGGCGAAGGACGAGGAGAACATGGACGAGGAGTTTGAGCTCTCCGAGCAGGAGCTCGAGGAGATGTACGCGGAGGCCCTCCAGCTGGAGGTCGACGTGAAGAACGGTTTCTCGGACATGCAGAAGCCGCATGAGTTCGGAGCCGGTGCGAAGGGACAGTACCAGTCTGATCCGGCGAACCTGATCGACTACGGCTCTGGCGAGAAGGATTGGGACGACGTCGAGCCTCCTGCGAAGCAGGATTTCACCGTCAAGGAGATCCGCGCGCTGGTCCGCCGCGGAATGGCGGAGAACAAGGCACTGGCCGAGGAGAACATCCGCCTCACGGGGATGGTCCAGAAGCTCTACGGCAAGCTCAAGGAGCAGAACCTCCTCAATGCTAAGATCCTCCACGTCAACAAGTTCCTCCAGGGACACCGGCTCACCGCTGAGCAGAAGCGGACGGTGATCGAGAGCCTGGACGAGGGCAAGACGGTCAAGGAGGTCAAGAGGATCTTCGGCATCCTCGAGAACTCTTTCAAGGCTGCGGGCACGATCTCCGAGGGTCGCCGCAAGCCGCATGCAGATTCCCAGAAGAGGCGCACCACAGGCGCACCCGACACCAGAGTCCTCCGTGAGTCGGCGGACAGGGCGGGCGGAAGCGGTTACAACCGCTGGCAGCAGTTGGCCGGTCTCAAGAAGATCGTCGGCTGATCCGAACGACTAAGGACTCAAGGAGAAGGAAAGAAAGATGAGTTTGATCAGAGAAATGTCGCGTGACCTCGTGGAGCGCGACCTTGTGAAGGAAGGGCGCAGGATCCACAACAAGTGGAAGAAGACCGGCCTCCTCGAGGGACTTGATGACCGTCGCGCGGTCAACGTCGCGATCCTCATGGAGAACCAGCTCAAGGAGCTTCTCCGCGAGTCTTCGACGACCGCAGATATCATCGGGTTCCAGAACGTTGCGTTTCCGATCGTCCGCCGTGTCTTTGCTGGACTGATCGCGAACGAACTCGTCTCGGTTCAGCCGATGAGCTTGCCGTCCGGCCTGCTCTTCTACATGGACTACCGCTACGACTCCGTCAAGGCGGGCAACATGAACGACGACTTCACCGCTGGCGGATCGTTGTTCGGTGAGCGGAACTCGCTCGAGGACAT